TCTTAAAGTATGCAGCTTATTACGGTGTCCTACAACCAGTTTTAAATAGAATACCCGTTCTCAAGACAATAAATAAATCCATTATAAAAGAAATCAAAGAAAAGCCATTGCTAGTAGCTGGTACTGAGGCTGGAGCAATCGCCGCTGGTACTGAAGCTGAGTTTAGGGGTGCGGGTCCTATGACAACTGCTGCGACTGAAATAGGCACTTCCTTTACGCTTCCAGGGCTATATAACCAAGCTAGAAAGCAAGTATCTAGGTTTTTAACAAACGAAGAGATAATAAAACAATACGGATTATCAAACTTCCAAAAGGCTTCACAGATGATTCAAGAGATCTTGACTAAAAGCCCCGAAGAAGTTTCTGCTCAACTTGCTAAAGAAACCGCAGAAGGTACTCCAATAAGCATAATTACTGGAGATGAAGGATTTACTCCAATCGAGGCTTACTTGATGAAAGAGTTCGGGGAATCGTCTGCAAAAGAAAGAGATAAACTTTATCTGAATACCTTGCAGTCCATTTTTGGTAACCGACAAAATGTTAAGACTTCTGCTGATTTTTTAAGGGATATGCAGAAAAGAAATGAATTATCTTTAGATAATTTAATAAATAAAAATGCAGAGCTTGCTGCTAATGAGCTAGACAACTTGAAGCCGGACTCAAGTGCGGAAGAATTAAGTCAGTTCTTGTTTGATTCCTTGAATAAGAGTTTTCGACAAGGGAAAGAATACGAGGACAAACTTTGGGCTAGTGTAGATTTAGATCGTTACGCTTATAAAGTTCAAGGTGCTAGAAAGAAGTTCTTGGAACTTTACGAAAATTTAGGTGATCCACAAAAGGTTGATATGCCATCTGAAGCTATCAAGTTCTTACAAGAGCCTGGTAAACTAACAAGTGTAA